GCAATAAAACCATTAGATGCTTGTTTGTTTTGTATGTCGTTTATATGATTTACCATCATCTTCTGTTCGTCAGTTAAATCCTCAATGATATACTCTACACCATCAAGATTAATAACTGGCTTTTCTTTTTTTTCTTTAGCCATTATTGACTCCTTGTGTTAGTTAATTATTTACTTTCTAATGCTTTGACTTTTTCTTGCAATTCTGCTATTAATGCGGCTTGGTCAACTGGTGGTTCAATATCTACCCACTCTTTCTTTGCAATAGTTTCTTCAGCCTTAATAACAATTTCCTTACCATCTTCATCTTTGCCTTTTACTTCAGCATTTTTGCATCCATCAGATACCCAAGCTTCAAATGATTCTAAATTAGACTTGTCATCAAGTTGTGGTACTTCTGCTTGTGGGTATTGTTTGCGAAGTATTTCTATTTTTAATGTATCAGACTTTTCATCAAGATAAGCCTGTGCATCAGCATCCTTTGGCATATCTCCACACCACTTATAATTTTTACCACCATAAGCAATAGTAAAGAATACTGTTTTATCATCTGCATTATCTCTTGAACTGTTAATTGTAATTGCCATAATTATCTCCTATCTTAATTCCACTCCGTGATATAAAGCCCAAGCATCTAAAGTGTCAGAACCTGATGCTTCTGTTCTGTATTTTAAATCACCATTAGAATCACAGGGTGTTATACTTGATTCGTGATGTATTGAATCATTAGCAACACCTGTAAGTCTAAGCATAGTTTTTTCATTAGCCCCCAAAGAAACAAAACAGTCTGTACCAGCACTACCTGAATCTCTTGCCTTTAATTCAGTCAGAATTGCCTTTGCTCCTTTTGGGATTTTTCCTAAACTATCTGCTTCAACATTTAATGTGGTTTCTGAAACATCTGAAAAGGCACTCCCATTAAGTTTAGCTGAAGTCAATGATGTTTCAAGATATATTGTCTCACCATTAGGTCTGGTGTAATTACCCTCACCTATTGAATTACCAAATACAAGCATTGGTTGGGATGCGTAAGTTTCACCATACCCACGAATTACTACTTGAAATTCATCAATATCACTTGCAAGTGTTTTAGTAACCTCAAGCCATTCATAAGCACCTCCACCAGTATGTTGGCTATGTACTGCCGCATCATTATCGTGGATATAAATTCCAGCCGAGCTATTGTCAGACTTTATCCAACATCCAAATGCAACAGTCCTACCAGCAAATCTTTTCAAATGTGTTGGTTCATTTTTATTTTTCGGCCATTCAGTAGTTTGACCAGCGACTGTAGGCTTAACATATAAAGCATAAAAACTACCATCCTTAGTATTGCTACCATCGTGCTCTCTGTAAAGGTCAGCGTTAGTTGATTTTCCCCATCCATCTAATGAATTTGTATCAGCCGCAATACAGGCTGGGGTGACTTCGTAAAGAGAAACTGTATCAAATAACATTGTACCAGCAGTTGCAGTTGATTTTGAAAGAGTTATCTCATTTAAAGTAGAGTCGCTTCCTCCCATTTCAAAAACCTTAGTATATTGCACCCAAGAACCTGTAGAAGTCCCAGAAACAGAATGAACAGTTGTTCCATCGTAACAATACGCAGTAAAAGCCTCGTTGCCACTTGTTCCAGACTTAACATAAAATGAAAACCTATATAGTTTTCCAACTACAAGAGTTACATTTGTCTGTTTTGCATATTGATTACTTGCTCCAGTTCTTGTTAATTCTAAACAATTTCCAGACTGACCTCCTGACACACTTGCAAGTGAAGCATCAGTACCAGCCCAAGAAGTTGTATTGGAATCAAATCCACCATTTGTAACTAAATCACTACCTACATTTTCAAGAGTACCATTACTCCAAACACCAAAACCAGAGTTAGTAATTAGATTTTCTTTTAAGACACCACCTTGCTCTACAATACCTCCATCTACATCGAGCTTATGTGAAGGGTCGGTCTCATTTATTCCAACATTTCCATCACCTCTGACTACCATTTTTGTTGAACCAGCTAACTGAAAATTGATTAAGGCATTTGAACCAGTCCAATCATTGTTGATATATAAATTAGTAACTCCACCATTGTCGTATTTTATTTCTGCATATTCATTAGCATTTTGATTGCTGTCTGTTAACCTTATACCTGTTGAGCCGTGAAGATGAAACTGAGAATCTGGATTATCTGTTCCTATAGCAACATTTCCAGCATTTGTAATGCGCATATGTTCTGAACTTGTACCCGATGAACCATAAGTTGAAAATGCTAAGTCAGTTGCCGCAGTTCCTGAGTTGGTATTTATAGCAGAAATTTTTGCTTGTGGGCCAGGATTTCCTGTACCAGTAGGAATTGCCCCACTCCAAGTACCAAAAGCTAAATCAGCAGAAGAGTCTGTCGCACCATTAGTATTAATAATAAAAGCCTGAACAGCCCCAGTTGATGAATCTTGAATGTGCAATCTTGCTAATGGTTCAGAATCTCCAATTCCAAGCCGACCAGCAGATGAAAGGTGCATAGCATTATTGTACGCATTGTTTTCCAAAACAGAAAACATCAAGGACGCATCCATATTTGCACCTGTAGAATAGTCTAATTCTTTTTTAGCAGTTATCTTTGCACCACCTCGAAGAGTTGTACCATCTCCTAAGTTAAGACGTAAGGCGGCTGTCTCATTTACAGATGAACCAGCACCAGCAACATTATCAAGTGCTATATAAGCATCACCATCTACAGTTTGTGAAAAAGTAGCTGATTGGTCAGAACCTAATGTAAGTGCAAGAGTGTTTACATTATCTTGAGCAGTGTAGAATTTGAGGTGAGAATCCATATTATCTGCACTTGATGTGTGATAATCTGTATCTTTACCAGCACGAATCGCACCAGCGTTTTTAGTTACATAACTAGAACCGCCATTTGTACTGCCTTGAAAATTAAATTCTATATCTGCTGTTTGCCCTGTTTCACCAGAACCAGTATTATCATTGTTATGTATTTTTAATAAAGTATGTGATGCGTTTCCATTGTTGCCTTGTAAATGTAATAAACTACTTGGCAATCCACCCATTCCTATGTTACCTCCTGACTCTATAATAAAGTGAGGTGTGGTAAAATCTTCTGATATAAAATACTCATCACCACCTGAACCAAAATGGTCAGAATCAGTTAAGCCTTGATGCCATTTTTCACTAGTTCCTTCCATATATGTAAATCTTGCTCCACGATTTGACGCACTTTTTTTAAGTTTTAGAACACAGTTATTGCCATCTGGTGTTATAAAAAAGGCACTACTTCCATTTACAAATTCAGTGCCAGTTGAACCTGTAGAACTAAATGTAACAAAGTTAGTTCCATTGTCTTTAAATCTTATATCGCCACCATTAGCATCAATATTTACATCAGATTCAGCATCAATAGTAATATCATCACCACTACTTATAGTTAATGCACTGCTGTCAGATATAGTAGAACTAGATAAAGTAATATCACCAACAACTACATCACCAGCAAAAGTAGCATTTTGACTTGAGTCTATTGTAAGTGCAGTAGTGCCATCTGCTGTTCTTAATTTTAATACCCCACCAGAAAGTCTTGTGCCTATAAGCATTTCTGCGGCTGATTGCCGATAAGATACTTGAGCACCTATATTATCGCTTGGAGAACCAAAAAACAAAGCACCAAAACTTCCATCTGGAGTCAATATGCTCATACCACCACCTGCACTATTTTCGACAACTAAATCATCCGCATCTGCATGAGCAGTAACACTTCCAGCACTTGCTGACCTAACAATAAGTTGACCTTCTATTAATTCATCGTATGTATTAGTTGCACTACCATTAACAGTCAAGTCTCCAGATATAGTTACATCACCAGAGATTGTACCTCCAGATAATGCTACGTTAAGACTATTATCAGATGTACTAAATACTGCGTTTAAAGTTTCTTTTGTTGTTGAGGAATTAACTCCTATAGCGTTACCAGAGGAATCTGTAAACACTTTATTTAACACTTCTTGTGTTGTATACTTTCTTAAGTTATCTGCCATAACTTATCCTATATAATATCCACCACCACCGCCAATAAGGCATTACTAAACTATTTTACAGCAAAAGCAGATATTGGAGATGCAACAGATATAATCCTTTTATTGCTTTCGTTGTCTGCTAATTTACTGTAAAACTCTTTCATAAAATATTCTTTTTTATCTATCTCACCATTTCTTTCTGCCATCATTGCTTTACAATAATCTACTACCGCTAAACTAAGCATCTTATTAAGATTTATATGCTAGATGAACCTTTTACTCTAATCTTGTCACCTACTGCAAATCCGCTAGTAGTATCCCAAAAATTTGAAGTAGTAGTCACTATATCGTTACCAGTAAAACTTATATTAGTTCCACTTGCATAAGCAGTTGTTGTTTCTAATGCTTCAGATATAAAAGGTTCATTAATCCTAGTGTACTCTACCCTTAATCCATTTGCAATATCTTCATCTGGATAAACAAGTTCATTGTCGTAAGATTGCAATACTCCAGTTTGAGTTATTCTATCTGCGTTTCTACTTCCTAATAGTTTATAAAGAAGTAATTCTCTACCTCTTAAGTAATAAAAATAATCTTTATCTACATAACTACTCATGGTGAAGTATCCTCTACTATGTAATGAGGTTGATTAGACAACCTTTTAATTTTTTTGTATTTACTATCACTTGTATCTAAAACACTAACATTCTCTATAGCAATTAAGTCTCTGGGAAGAATATAAACATTGTCATCGGAATCATGAGCATTTATTATATCTTGTTTATTTACGTCTAATTTTTCTTTTGTATTACTTTGTATTAAATGTATTGCATCTTTAATATATGCGATAGCAAGGGTTTCTTCTCTCATCCCTGTTCGTTCCATCAATTCTAATACTGTCATTATCTTGCTCCTTGCATTGCCATAGCTGTTGCTAATGTTTTAGGGTGATTTTCTATATAAGATTTTATTTCAGCTAATGCTAAATTATAATGTTGTTGAGACATTTGACCAAAATGAGTTTTTTCTCCTAATTGAGCTTGTATCGTTTGAATCCTTGCCATCAACATTTCACTATCTTCTTCTGTTCTTATCCAATGTTCTGTTCCCATAGTAGTAGAAGAATCACTAAAGTTTCCTTGATGTGTAGAATCCATCATTAATTTTGCAAACTCTTTAAAACAAGCATAGTTAATTACTACATTTCTTAAATCAGAATCATCATCTATTTTTGTATGGTCTATAAAATAATAGTATCCATCTTCTGAGCCAGCAGGTTCTGGAAGTATTTTAATTACACCATTATCATTCCACCATACTGGATGAGTAGATGTTGCTTTTTTAAGACTACCAGAATCAGCTGCCCATTTAGATTCCGCTATTGATATTTGACTGCATGAATATCCATTCCTTTGGACTTCAGTAATTGTATCAGCGTCTACAGAAACTCCTGCTCCTCCTGTAAATGTAGAAGATTGAGTTTGAGCAAACATTAATAAATTTTTAGGAACATTAGCT